TTGAAGCAGGGGCGCAAATGACTTCGGGCTACGCAAACGTAGCAATAGGCAGACAAGCAAACCGATACGGAAACGGTAACGATAGTATAGCCATTGGTTTTGGCTCACTTAGTAACGCTGATTTAGCAGGTGATAGAAACATAGGTATTGGCTACAATGCTGGAAATAATATTACTAGCGGAGATGGAAACGTAGTTATTGGTAACGCAGATGTTGCGAGTGCTACCGGAGATAATCAATTATCCATTTCATCTAATTCTTCTTCTTCTCCTGTTACTTGGATTACAGGTAATTCATCAGGTGGTATTAATTCTAAAGCAGAAGTCGTAGCAGTATCAAGTAATACAACACTTACCCTAGCACAAACAGGTGCTTACATTTATTGGACAGCAGGTTCTTGCACATTACCTACAAGCGCAACAGTAGGTACACAATTTACTATATTCAATAATACAGGTTCTAGCGCAACAGTAGGTCTTGGTACAAATAATGCTATCGTAAGTAATTGGGCTACTAATGCAGCAGTAGCAGACAATGAAGCAACATCCTATATTTGCGTCATCGCAGGTAAATGGATTCAAGTAGGTTAATAGTATGAGTTTTATGGGAACGGTAGGTTCGGTAGCACAAGCGGCACAGGGCGCAATAACAACTGCACCAACAGGGGTTAGTATAGCGTTAGACTCAAGTAGCGGTCAAACTAACGCAGTCGTAATTGAGATGGACACAGGGGTTGTTTTCTTCGGTGAGGGGGGAACAAGTTTTTCTAGTGGTGGTGATTATTCTTCAACACACAACAGTAGCAATCAAGGTAGTGATATGGCTAATGCATATAACGGTAATGCGGTGCGAGAGACATTTATATTTCAAGGATATTGTAGAGCCACAGGCGCAACATCATTTACATGGGATGTATCAATTGATTCAAACACAAGTGTAAACGGTAGTACGTCTGTTATAGGTACAGCCGTAACAACTCAAGGTGGAACAGCATCGGGTACAGGTATAGGTGAAAAAGTTCAATGGGATTTTGCAGGTGGTAAATCCGGTGTTCAATATCCCGAAAATGGTATGGAATTGATTATGAAAATAAACTGTACGGCTACTAACTCTTATGGTTCAACAGACGCAGATGAATTAACAGTTACTTATGTTTTTACTTAAATTGACGTAAATCTTTATTAAACTCTTATGTAGTGGAAGTAATATGGCTTTAACCTTATCAATAGAAACAGCGTTTGGATTAACTTGTGCAGAAGCACACGCAGTAATTAGAGAGTTTAGAATGGATAAAGAAGTAGCAGAAGATGGTACTAAATCTTTTACAGTAACTTATGGTGGTTTAGTGTTTATGAATGTAAGCGCATACACAGGTGGTAAATCAGCAATTACCGGATTTAATTATCAATTCCCACTAGATGTAACAGATGGTGCAGACCAAGAAAACTTACTAAAACAATGTTATCTTAACCTAAAAACACAAACACCTTTTACTGATGCAGTTGACGCTTAGATATATCTATATGACACTACGTTGACTTAGTATCATGCGTGATGGTGGAGAAGGCGTATTGCTCGGTATATTAATTTTAGGTTTATTATTAGCAACCACAGGAACACCCTCAATACAAGATTTTGAAAGAGACGGTACTATAACTTGTAGAGAAGTAAGTGGCGAAATAATAGAAAAAGAAGCGCCCGTAACTATAATAGTAACAGTTAACGACCAAGTTTCAAATGAAATAAAAACTTATAACGTATATGTTTCTCCCGAAGCCTACTCTAATTATAGTATAGGCGATACGCATATAGAACAAATATGTACTCTTACTGATTACGAATACTATAAAGAAATAATTGATGCGTTGTTAGAAAGCGGAATACTAGATTAGTAACTTCTTATAAGAGACACGTATAATGTGTAATCATGGTTGACGGCGAAAGAGTCAAAAGACTAGGAAAAATTGTTTACATTCCTCCCGATAAAGCATATACTAACATAAACATTGAAGAGACACCCTTTGGCTTCAAGTTATATCGAGAGGGCGCAACTAGACACTTTACAGTAATACCTACTTCCGCAGTCAAACAAATAATATACGATAGAGGCGAATAATATGAATAATACAACAGCAGAAACGTGCTTGAATGCACTTAATGAAACAATAGATTGCATACCGCTAGAATCTTCTTCTTTGTTTGATGACATAGAGATTTTACTTCTTGCGGGTGCTGCACTACTAGGTATAGCAGCATGGGCTTACAAAAAATACCAAGTATTAAATGCAGACGGAAAAATAACTCTCGATGAGATTATAGATTCCATTGATGAGGTAAAAGAAAAAGCCGAAGAAGCAAAAGAAGAGATTGAGAAAATAGAAAAAACTCTTGATTCTCACAATGTTGCTGAATTAAAAGAAATGCTAAAGGAAGCAGGTCTTTCAGTTAAAGGCAAAAAAGCAGACCTTGTGGCTCGATTAGAAGCACACATGGGTGAGGCTTAGTGGCCGATGCTGATGTTGTCTCAATAAGATTAGACAATTTGGAAGAGTCTGTAAAAAGACATGAAAGATTAATTGAACAATTAGTTCAATCTCAAGTAAGTATGCAGACAGGTCTTGCTAAAGTGGCTACTGAGTTAGAGATAACTAATGGTCTTATAGGCACATACATGGGTAATATGCAAAAAATTATTTTTACCCTAATAGCAATTGTAGCAGGTGCTATGGGTATTTCGACACAGATGTGATATTATGAACCAAGAAGAGTGGCATATTTGGTGTAGAGATGTTAGTAGTAGACTTACAAACCTTGAAAAGACACTTAACTCCTGTCATAAAACACAGAAGCGTATGCTTTTTAGTATTATATTAATTTTGACAGGTGGTTTAGGGTATGGTTTATTATTGCAGTTCTAGCGACGTTGGTATGCGTTTAGGTCTAAACAGCGCACAGCGTACACAAGCAGCATCTAAACTTACTCTTGCTATACGCAGGGCTACCATAGATATAGACCAAGTGTTTAGAGATTACGGTAGAAACGTACCTAGTAAATCAATAGCAGAAACTACTGCTAATGGGGCAGTAAGTGCAGGCGCTACTACTATGACCCTAACAAGCGCCGCTTCCTTTACTACAACGGGTAATGGTAATATAGATGGAGATTCCTTTGTTTGGACAGGTAAAGATGCTAGTAACTCTAACATACTAACAGGTGTTAGTGGTATTAGTGCAGACCATGCCACAGGAGTTACTATTCAATCGGGCGAGTTTGCTCACGTTCTTAGAGAAATATGTGCGGATATAGCAGCCGCTTACTACATGGAGGATGAAGGTACATTTCAAGAAAACTCTTTGCGTGGTGGAGTGTTAAGAGAAAGAGGTACATTTAACCTAACTAGGCTAGCCCATTTGGGTAGTGTTGATTAGGTGAGGGTATGAAAGGATTTACAAAAGTACCTTATATTCATGCGGGATTTCCTAGAATAGATGCCGTAGGTAAGTTTAGGGCAAATGTTGTAAATGAGTTAAATGAACAACAGGTTGTATTAAATAGAGAAGTAAAAGATATGAAAGCATATGTTGGAAAATCTAATATACGAACACCAACTAATTCACTAAGAGTTAATCAAAATACTAAAAGTCCTTTAAAGTTTAATGCTTATTTAGACAAAAGTGGGTATAATGAATTAACAAAAAGTATTAATAAAGAAATAAAAATAAAAATGGAGACGGCTATGGAAGAGGCTTTAGTTATTGCTAGTGTAAATACTACTGATGAAATTATAAATATGCGTAGGGCATTTAAGGGGGAGTACAGCCCTAGCGAAAGAACAAGTGGAGATTTGTATGATGTGGTGGGTAATTCTTTATGGTATGGGAGAAAACAAAGTAAAAGTGCAAATCAATTTATTTCATTTAACGCAGGTTCTTATGATGTTGGACAACCACATGAACAAGAGCCTACGGGTGTTATAGGTAGCAGGGGCGCAAACTTAACTGAATTAACAGCCGAAGGAACAGGTAGTTTTAGGATAAACTCACATCCTTTAGGTGGAACAAAAAGATTAGTTAATCACTTAAAGAATGCAAGAGGTGGTTAGTATGAGTATAGCAACAAAAACACAGTATTGGAATAGTAGGATGACAGGTTCAGACCCTACTGCGTTAACAGGTACATTTAATGATAGTTGGTCGGCTAGTGGTAGCGGTTCAGCATCCGGTGGTGATTGGGTAATTACTAACGGAACATACACAATTACTCCCGAAGCAGGTGGCTCTTACACATTAGTTGCTGCTTTTGAATATACTACTGCACCGGACTCCGGCGCTATTCTTATGTCTTTAGATAATGGTACACATAAAGTTGAGGTAAAATCAACAGGTAATAATTCATCATTAAGTTTAGTGGGTGCTAGCACAGTTACTATTAGTGATTTAGACATGAAAAAAGAAGAAGAGAATCCGGTTACTTTAATCTTAAGACTAACTTTAGCAGCAGGAGGGGCGGCAAAACTATACACCCACGAAATAGTCAACGACTTTAGTGGCGCAATAGCCTATTATAGTATCACAGGCGCGTCAGGAAGCAGCGCAGCAGTCAAATGGGGTAATACTAGCGGCAGCGTAAAATGGGCGGCTATACACTACTCTAAGTTTGGTGCTTTTTCTCCCGAAGAATTACTAATATCTGACTTCGCACAAGATACTTTAGCAAGAATGGGTCTTGGGATAGTCCAACAACTAAAAGATAGTAATAGGATGTATCTAAAAACACAAGTACCGGACTCATCAATAGTATATGGCTACGACATATCTTCACAAATGCTTAACAGAATACCTGTACCAAGCATACACGTTTTAATATCCGAGTTAAACTCACCTAATTTTGAGTCATTGGGCGGTGCTAAAATAACACAAGAGTATGATGTTAGAGTGTTTATTACTGTTAGAGGTACTAATTATGAAGATGCTTACCGAGCAGGACTTAATATTATGGGAGAAGTATTCGATGAGTTATACACAAATACGGGCGTTTCGGGTACAACAGACAGCATTGTTTCTTATGACGCTAAGTTAGACTCTAAAATGGATGATGACGAGACTGTTTGTGTTCATGTCTTAACCCTTACTTATATGAGAAGAATAGATATGAGACACCGATAATAATATTGATAAGGCAGTCATCTCCTGAACGTACTATACTAGAGGCATTTATATGGTAGAGTTCTTAAATAGATACGTAGCATTAGGAAAAGAAGCGGCAAACGATTACGGCGCAGAAGTAGCACCAACCGCGTTTGGAGAAGTTGATGATGAATCATTCGCAACAAGAATGGATTTACTTACAAGACAAGATATGAGTAGGGCTGTTGTTGGTAAATCAGTAACAGGTAAAGAATATTCAGAAGGAGGCTATAATATGGCCGTTCAACTAGATGAGTTTTTAGGTAATACCTTAGCGGCATTTTTCCCAAAAGCAACTTTTGCTAATAGCATTCATACATTTAAAGAGCCTGTGGTAGCAGCAGATGTGTATAATTCTTATACTATTGACGTAGGAAGAGAAGAGAAAATACACACTTACACAGGTATGGTAGCAAATACATTATCACTAACAGCATCCGTAGGAGAATACGTTATGATGAGTGCTGATTTCGTAGGTTGTAGGGAAAAGGCATCACAAGCCGCTATTTCAGACACAGCAATTGTTTTTGAGGGAGACGCATTAGACGCTCTTTACTTTTCTAACGGAACAGTATTTTTTGACAATGGTGATGGTTCAGACCAAACTGCTGTTTCAGCCGCCGTTAAATCAATTGATTTCCAAATTAGCCTTAACCCCGATACAGATAACGCTATGGCTTTGGGAGACAGCACATACAGCAGCAGACCAAAGATGCAGCGAAGAGAAGTTACGGGTACAGTTGAGTTTAACAAAGTACTTTATGGCGCTCAAGCAAAAGACGAGCCGGATTACACATCTTTAACAACATCAAAAGGTCTTGCATATAATGACGGCGTTGCGCCTGTTATGACACTACACTTTACAGAAGAGGACACACCTGCGGATAATTACATAAAGTTTAACTTTTACAATATTCGTTGGGAAGCGCCTACTTCTAACGTAAGTGGAAGAGATTCACAAACAATGTCTGTTGGTTTCGTAGCATTATATGATAACAATTTAGGTTGTATGGACATTACAGCAAAAGGCGGCGCATTAGGCGGAAGTGCTTTCTGAGGTGTAAAACTTGAAAGATTTCATTAAATCATTAGGTAGGGAAATACCTGCTGAACAGATGGAGAGTATTATTGCTATCGGTAATAAATTAAGGATAAAAAAATACTGCCGAAGATTTCCTTTGGCGACAAAACCCACACCTAAAGTTACTAAAGCAAAAGTTATTGTTCCCGTAAAAATAGACGAAGAAGAGTAATTCTTTATTAAAGGAATACCTTTTACAATGTATTAGCGAGAGCGAGAGTGTGGTATTATGCCTGTAATGAAGAAAGAGATAGAGTTAGAAGATGGAACAAAGATTTGGGTTAGACAAGCCTCCGGTATGGAAAAGTTAGCAGTAACTACTGCACAAGGTAAAGCGTTTAGAAAAATGCGCCACGCAGGTGAACCGGAAGATTGGACAGACGAACAAAATGAAGAGTTTACTGACTTAGTTGATGAATACGGTGGTAGCGTTACTACACAAATGGAAGAGTGGATTCCTAATTGTATATTAGATGAAGGAATTGATGTTAATACTTTAACTTCCGACGAATTATTAACAATATTATACTTCGTAAGAGGGGATGAACAGGATGGCGCTATCCCTTTGTAGACTTTATTAGAGTAGCCCCCTCTCTATGTATGGCCTTCAAGGGGGTTTTACCCTCAGATTTATGGCTAAAATATAATGTGGAAGGCGGTAGGTATTTGCTAGAGTTAGATTTACTTATAGCCGCTAATATTAACGATAGTATAAGTGAAGCGTCTAGTGAAGTAAAGAAGAAAGATGCTAAGGGTGCAGTTGCTAGACGCGACCAAAGAAGGGAAAAACGCAAACTATTAAACAACAACAATGACCTACTCGATATATTGAGAGATAGCGGAGTGCCTAGTAAGGGCAAGAGTAGTGATGATTAAATATGATTGATGCAACAATTCTTCCTTTTTTCACAGGTCTATTTCCAATAATATGCGCTATTACTTTACTAGTTTTACGTGCCGGTGCGTCTAGGGTTTTCTTCGACATCGTAGGTACTTTCCAAGCAGATAGATTGATTCACGATGCTAAAGCGTCAAAAGCAGTTTTCGAGGCTTTGTATTTAGATACTTTTTCCGGTATTCAAGAGGCAGGGCAAGAAATAGGTGATATGTTTACTGATATGTTAGACGTTGTTATCCCTGTAACAAGAGAAATAGAAGAAGCAAGAATACAATTAGAAAAGTTTTTGGATGCAGACGCAGGCCAAATGAGAGAATTAGCAGAAGATATTCAAGATATAGGTCTTGAGTTTGGTTTTGCTGCTGATTCTGCTATGGAAGCCGGTGCTAAAATGGCTCAGTTGTCCGGCGTTTTAGGTACTGCGTCTTTGCCTGTTGGTACAGAAATAGGTATGATGTTTGGTCTTATATCCGGTATGGAAACTGACGTAGCCATGCAAAGACTAATTAACTTACAACAACAGACTAAGTTTATGACTGAAAATGTTACAGACGAGATGAGCGAAAGAGAAAAAGCAAATCAAATACGTAGAGATTCTATACGTATTCTCGACCAACTTAACACGGTTGAAAACAGGTCGGTTGCTACGATGGAACAGATTACCTTCGTTATGAATCAATTCGCATCACAGGCTGAGTTGACTAACGAAAGCATAGCAAGTATGGCTGCTTTATCCGCTACTCTTATTGAAGCGGGTGAAGAACAAGGTAAGGGTGGTCGTGCTTTACGTATGATGTACGCTAGGCTTGGTGCTGATATTAACGGTTCAAGAAAAGCAGTTGAAGATTTAGGTATTGCTGTTGCTGATAACGAAGGAAACATGAGGGCGCTTTCAGATGTTCTTGTTGACCTAGCAGGCGCTTATCACACAATGTCCGGTGAAGAACAAACTGCTTTGGCTCAACAAGTAGCAGGTAACAGACACTATACCCGTCTTATTAAATTATTAGAAAACGTGGATAGGGTAAAAGAATTGGAGTTTGAGGCAACAATTGCTATGTTCCCTGCTATGGATGAAATAGATAGAAGAAGAGATACAGAATTATTTAAGTTAGAACAAGCAGAATCGGCTTACAAAAATTACACCGGACAATTAGGTGATGAGTTACTACCTATTTTAACATCGGTAACTAAACAACAAGTTAGTTTTACAAAAGCCATTGTTGATATAGCAGAAACCCCAATTATAGGTCAACTTATAAAAATGCCTTTAGGAATAGTAAAAACATTTCAAACATTTTTGGGGCCGGCTACGGCTATGCTTTTATCTTTACAAAACATAAACGTGGCTATGCAAACACAAGCCGTAATTTCTAGGGCTTTGAGAGGCGACCAAATTGCTACATTAGAGGGTGGTGCTAAGGGCGGAAGATTATTAATTGACGAATTAGCCTTAAGAAAAAACATAACAACACAAGAAAAAATTGCTAATTTGGAAAAGGCTAGAGCAAGGCGTGATGAATTAAACGAAGGCAAACTAATAAATGCTAAGATGGTTAATCAATCAGAACACGCATTAAAAAAGATTGCTGAAAAGAAAAGGCTGCAAAAAATAGCAAATGAAGAAAACGCTGCCGGTCTTGCTAAAATTATAGACAAACAAAGGGCGCTTGATAACCAAATGCGAGCAAGCGATGACATTACCAAAAAACAACTTAGAACAGAAGCACAATTAAGAAAGAAAAATCTTGATTTGATGAGAGACAAACGAAGAGGCTACCGAAGAATGCGAGAGTTAGCATTACAAGAAGAAGCGCACGAAGCAAAAATATACGCATTTAGAGAAAAAGAGGCAAGAAGAGAAGCGTATAGTAATGAATTAAAGAAACTTAAGATTAAAAACGAATCAAAAGAAATGTTAAATCATGTAGGTACTTTGATGGCCGTAGGTACTACCTTTATGATGCTTCCCGATAAAATGATTCCATTTATGGATAAACAAGACCAAATGAAAATCGGTATAGCCTTAAATAGTGCGGCGTTTCTTATGCAAACACTTGCTTTAGCGGCGAACACTAAAGAGACTATAACGAACGCATTTTCAAAAGCAACATTATCAAAAGAACAAGTAAAAGAAGGTATTGCTTTAGAGTTTACTACTAAAGAAATTGCTGAACAATCGGGAATTACTTTAGCGTTAATAGATGCACAAGTAGGCGCAACAGGCTCAACTGTTGCTTTAGCGGGGGCGCAAACAGGACTTGGTGCAGCAGTTGGTGGTGCAGGTGCGGCAGGAACAGGCGGTACAGTAGGAAAAATGGGTAAGTTTGTTGCAGGTTTACCTAAACCCGTACACGTTATGATGGTAGTAGGTGTGCTTTATACATTAGGAAAAGCCTATACTCATTTAACAAAGAAAACAAAAAAAGCAACAGACGAAATTACAGATTTTAATAAAGCATCATTAGATACCGGAATGGTAATGGAGTTTTTAAACGCAGAAGAATTAGATATAAACGCAGCATTAAAAGAAAGGGCTGCTCTTTATGAGACATTAAAAGATTCAGAAGATGAAATGTTAAAAGCAAAGGCTGATGGTTTATTAATAGAGATGAAAGCATTAGACCAAGCAAAAAGAATAAAAGAGTTCACAGATGAAGATTTTGATTTAAGCCCCGCAAAAAGATTATTTGAAAGTCAAGATATACTAGATGCTAGACATAAAAAGTTTGGTGATGAGAAAGTAGAGGGTTATGCAGGCGTAGGTCAAATAGGTAGGCAATATTTTAGTATGTTTAATCCTTTTGACAACGATTCAGATATGAACTTTGGGTTTATGGGTAGAGTTAATAAAAAAGTTGTAGATGAAAATAAAAAAATAGTTAACGAAATATCAAAAAACCATAAAACACTAGTAGATTTTATAGAGTTGCATAAAATTACTACTTATGAAGAGTTAGAAATGACCGCAGAATCTTTCGGTACATCTATTAGAGACTTAATGAATAAAGAAGGAGAAGCAGTTTCAAATCTTACAAAAGAATACTCACTATTAAGTAATGAAGTTGAAGGCTTTGCTAATACTAGAGAAGAAATGTTTTATGGGTTTGATAGAAACAACTTAACAGGAGACTTGGTTAGGCAGGTTACTCAACAAGGTGTTGAGACATTAATTACTAATACGGAATTAATAATGACAAACAATTTTAATGGTATAACTGACGTACAAGATATGGTAAACACCATACTAGATGAGTTAGAGAGTCAAGGAATAGGGCAGGGTGCGGTGTGAGTGAATGGTAAGAAGTGTAACAAAAAAATATCAAATATGGCTTGCAGGTTTTTATGATGATTTTAACGGTGCGAGAGCAATACCGGATTATTTACAACTACCTTCCGATACATCATACTCAATAACAGTAAGTCATTTTGGAAACCCTATGAACGGTGAGGCTTCTCTCAACCCAAGATACAGATTTAGTATAGCGGATAGAAAATTAATGTCAAACACACCACACGTTAGTGGGGTAACTAGTGCTAATCAATATCTTCGTAATAACGGGGTGTTTGAGTGGTTAAGTAGGGATGTAAAAAGAAATAGTTTTGACGAATGGGAAGGTAGGGTACAACTACAATATCCCGATGGACACGTTGCTAACAGATACAGATTTGGTGGTAGCACAGCAGAAGGAGACGTAGGTTATCAAAGATTTGTTAATGGACACAATACTGCTGCTTCTTACATAGTACCTGTTGGTGCAAACGATGCTACTATGGGTAGAGCAGACATGAAAAGATTTGACGCTACAAATTACGCAGCAGAAAACGCAGGGTTTATTTCTACCACAGGAGATTTCGTACAAAGAGCGCATCTTACAGGCTCTTGGATGGGAGAAAAAATGCTACAAACAACAAGCGTAACGCCGTCTAAAGTATTTGCCGAAGTTACTTCTCCCGCAAAAAAACCTTTTTTATGTATTCAGACAGTAAGAAAGGCAAACGATTCTTCTAATAATACACCCGTAATCATTTACGATGGACATTTAAACTCAAGATTAGAAAGAGATACTTTTACCGCAAGAATAGCACTAAGAAGTTTTATTGCAGAAGGTTCAAATAATTGGACTAAAGTAGGAATACAATTTGAAATAGGTTTTGCTGCTACACAAGCGGGATTGTTAAACGATACAGGTTATACAGGTGTACCCGAAATAGATTATACTTTAAAATTAAATGATACTAACCAACCACAGTACGATACGTCGGGATTACTATATGATGGTAGTACGGCACAAACTTACACTAACGATGACACTTGGTTAGATATTGACTTTGTTATGAAATATGCAACAGGTAATTATGATATTTACTTAAACGGTACTAAAATAGAAAGCGATATTAATTTTACTAATACTACTAACGTAGTACCTGCAAATCTATATGGGTTTCAAATAACTACAACTACTAGAGAATCTTCTGTTGGTAATTTTGGTTATGTATCTTATCTAATGTTAGATAGGGTAGGTATGGTTAGGTGTCTTACTGACGACATTACTACTACTGACGAGGTACAAATTAAATCTTTAAGAAATAGTAGGGGTGTAAACTCATTAAGTACCTGTAACGTAACTATAACTGACGATGCGGATAGAGCAGCCAATGGTAATACAGGATTGCTAGCAACAGATTATGTTGAAAACTTAAAAGATTTATTTGTTACTACTTCTCCTTTAGATTGGGAATTATTAGTATTTAGCGATATGAATAGTAGGATAGACAGACCTGTATGGAGGGGTATAGTTAATAGTTTTAAGATAAATCAAAGTAAAAGAAGTAGAGAAATACAATTTACTGCTAGTGATGGATTAAGGTTTTTAGATAATCAAGTGCCTCTTTGGGAAATAGGGCAGGAAGGATTAAATGATAACTTAGGTGAGACACCTTATTGGTTATATGATGCACAAGGTTTCAAAGAAATAATGAATCTAGGTGCAACAAAATTAAAACTAACAGGTAGTGATGTAGGGTTTGAAAAATCTAGTAATTATATAGAAACATCAACACAAAGAATGCAAACTAATTCCGGTTTACCTATACAAATGTATAACAATGAAAATCCCATATATGGGCCAAACGACATAGAAAATTATTACGAGGGTGTAGGTATAATAGGTTTTCAAAAAGATACTTCGGGTAATACCTTGGTACACATGAATGATGATTCGCATACTATAACTACTTCTTCAACAGTAAGTATATTAGGGAGAAAACATAATGTTAGTGATATAAGTCCTACCGCAGTCTCAGTAGACAAATTAACTTTAACTTTTGCTTCCGGTGATTTGGCTTTTTCTGCGGAAACACCAAAAATAATATACATAGGAAAATATGAGCCACCTAGTGAATTAGACCATACGAATTGGCAAATAAGTAATACTTTAACTGATGTTTATAGAAACCCCACATATTTCCCCGCTTGGTATAAACATTTAAATCCTAAAAGTGGCCCTTGGTATATGAATGTGTTTTTTGATGCAGACCCGTCTTTAGAAGTTGGTGATTATTTTTACATTAATAAAGAGGCTATAAATAACTCAACAGCACTTAACTCGGCATATACAGGTAGGCTCAAAGTTAAAAGTGTTAGAAAAATACAAAGTATTTATACTAATTACTTTACACAACCTGCAAAGGGTGGTACTTACGGGGCTTACATTACCCCACCTACGTATATATGGGCGGTACAAACATTTACCCCATACCCTTCATCTTTAACAGAACACGGTGTTTACACGCCCGAAACTACATTAGATGGCGGACTTTCTTCCGGTGCATCTAGTATTACATTAACTGATGCTTCTAATTTTGGTACTTCGGGAACAGGAATAATAATAATACCTACTTATTTTAATAACATACCTACTAACCTAGATACATGGGGAATTGTAAATGTAGATTATGATGTATTTACTTGGACAGGAAAAAACAGTAACACTTTAACGGGTGTTAGTGGGGTAGGTGTTTCTCATTTAGATAATGCAGTTGTTTTCCAACATTTTCCTAAACCAGCAGATGATTTATTAGTCAACAATGAAAGATTTGAATGGTCAAGAGATACTTCTGCAACAGTAATTGGTACATTTAGTAGTGCCTCAGAACCTTTAAAACACAGGGCTATACAGGCTAGATGGATGAGAGATTTACCTTTATCTTTATGGTTTAAATATCAGTTTGGTATAGTAAAGAAAGACCCTGTTAATAATCAAAGGACTCATACAAACACAGCAAATCTTAATAATTATGGTCTAATACACGGTGCAGGGGGCGACCAAACATTAAACTCAAGTACTAATACTATAAAAGTAACAGACCTTACATACAATTCAGCGCCCGTTAGTGGTGTTGCGGAGATTTGGGAAACAGCAACCGCTACCGACGGTGTGGCTGTTGGAACACCTAGTCTTTTTAACCCAACTAACACATACAAAGAAAAGTTTGTTTATACCGGAAAACACTCATCAGGTAGCGACAGATTTCTTACGGGGGTTAGGTTTATCACAGGTAATTACGAAACGGCAAATTACACCGATGCCCCACCACATTACTACTTAAAGTTTCAAGACCATAAAGATGATTACAAACACATTTGGTTGCTTTGGGCTGACATGAGAAATAACGGACAGGCTAATGCTGATGGTGAGTTAAGAAAACAAAGTTTTGGTTTGCAGTACCCACTAAGAGACAATTATGAATTACAAATGTATTTCGCAGACCAATTTGATGAAAATGGTAATGTGGATAAGTTCGGTAGTCTCAACATAGGAGAAGATATACATATATGGAATATGGATGCTACAAATGACCCCCTTACAAATGGTGCATTTTCTAAACCCGCAGATTATTCTTCGGGTGTTGTTGTTACTAGCCTAACAGAAGTTAATGGTAAATTAAAAATATCAACTTCTGAAACAGGCACAGTAGCCGTAGGAGATTACATACACCTAACAGGTACTCTTAATCACGACGGAATGCACAGGGTTGCTACGAGTGGGTTAAGTAATGATGCACACTTTATTACCGAGACTACATTTGTTAGCACTACCATAAATGCAGGTGGTGCTAAATATTACATTACAACAGGTAGCGATAAGGATTTATCCGTGTATCAAGATTGGGAAGATAAAGGCGGCTCTTTCTTAGTTATAGATGCTTCACCTTTCTTTAACCTTAATACTAATGCTAACGGTGGCAAGACAGGACAGACTTCCGGCGGAAGAACAGACCTAACTGATTACGTACAAGAAAGAGAAGGTTTCCCTGCACTAATAGATAATTATTGGGCGGAAGCATTACCCTCTTATAGAACCACAGGTGATATAACATTAGAACATCCGGCACAATATAGATTACTTTCTGACGTTTCGTTAGCAAGTGATAATTTACAAAACGGCTATAAAGGATTACCTATTGATGACCCTAGTAAGTTTGACGATAGTGGGGTAGGAAAAATAATAGAAAGACTAGAAGTAACTGACACGCCCGACCACGAATATTTATTTTTATGGAATAGTAAACTAGATACAAAATACACTTCAACAGGTGGTTCACAAATCCAAACTGCGATAGATGGGGGGGCTAACACCCAAGTTCAATACGGTGTAGGTAATACGTTTGTATCTAGTGGGTTAAAAGAAGGTATGTTAATTAATAGAATAAGAGGTACTGATGTTAGTCCACAATACATAATTGAAGTTGTATCTGATATTATCTTAAAAGTAAGTGGTGTTTGGGCGGCTAACGATACTTTTGAAGTACCCCCACAATTAGGGAAAGTGTATATAGCACCGAGTACTGACATAACGGTTACTGCGGCTGATGATTTAACTTCTTTAGAACAACAAGTAAGGGATTCATTTGCGACAACAGCCCAAACTTGGGATGACTACGGTTTGAGAGGTCTTACTATACAAGAGGATAAACAAATTGAGGTTCATTCCACAGTACATTCAGCATTTATGCTTAGATTATTAATGCACCTAAAAGGTAATATTAAAAATAAAAATAGTGGTACTTTTTGGGAAAGTGATAAGTTTAAGACATTATGGAATGCAGCAATTATGGACACTTGGTTGCCGCCAACAACAGTTAGAAATATTTACGATATTAATAACATACCTATTACTTCTAACATGACTACTTATAATTCCACTACAAGTAATGATAGTTATGGTTCGGTAGTCGATAGTAGGGGCAGCACATTTTTAAGCACAATTAAAAAAATACATAACAATAGTGGTATAGGTACAGAAAATAGTCTTAATACTACCTTTTCTTACCTAGTCGGCAAAGATAATAGGTTTGAGTTTAGACCTAAATACAATAGTAATATATCTTTTACTAGAAATAATATAACTATGAATAATATGGCTGCTAACATTTCTTCACAAGTTACTAATGTTCGTGTGTATTATAACAACGGGCAAAGTTTTGTGGACTATCCGGCTACAAATCTTACAGATACTACTAGGTGGAAGATATTACAATTCCCTAAAGTTACTCAAAGTTTTGAAGCAACAGTTTTGGCTAAAAAAGAATATGACAACTATAAAAAATCACCCTTAAAAATAAATGTAAGTCCTATTTTAGATGGTAATTACAAAATGATAGAAACAGGTAGGCACGGTTACATAGCAGATGCCTACGTTGCACTAGAAGGTACAGATGATGACTACACTAAGGTATGTAATTGGACTAGATTAGGTACAGGTGGGGCTTTGTTTAATGGTATGGTAAATGCTTTAGACGGCAACCAAAAAACATCTACTGATTTGTATGCTAGATATGGTATAAGTAAAGACGGTACATCAAGTGGTGATATTCCTTGGGCTGATAACTATTATTGGTATGGTAGTGGGTCTATATCTAATGCCGTACAAATCGTACACATACCTAATGGTACACCGCTTGTTAGCGACAATCATGGAGAGCCTATGAGAATAATGATAGACTTAAAAAACCAAACAGGTACTAGTATAGACGATGCGGAGTTTACTATACACGTACATGATTATTCTTTTTCCGGTGAAACTAGAGCAGCAACAAGTAGAAGTGCTGCAAGCGTAAATGTAAAACATAGCGGTTTTTATGAGTTGGCTTTACCCTCCACATACAGCGATACAAGCGTAGGTAACATGGTAGTTAGTTTTAACGCAGAATATTGCAGGGCTTTACTACGTCATAGATGTGGCGACCCGACAAAAACAGACCATAGTGTAGGCAATTCCACACACAGTACTGACGCTAATTATTATATATTAGATAGTAGCACTTTGTTTTATAATGGAAGTAACGGTATAAATACTAACAGTATTTTTCCTCTAGGTATGAGAGAATATAGCGAGATGGGTGGTGGATTTAAGACTACTAGAGCAGAATGGTATGCACCTAAGATTCTGATAACAAGAGATTTGTCTTACACACCCGCTACTTACGTAACAATGACTGATGCAGGGTTAGGTATGGCTACGGCAGAAACTATGGTTATACAAAAAGTTGAGTGGTCTGTTAGCGCAGGAAAAACAGAAGATGTAAAATTAACATTAGAAAGAAATGAATCAATTGGCGCTCAAGGTATTATTGCTAGATTATACGCACAGAATAGTGATGATTTACAAGTAGGTCAAGATTTAGGTCAACAATCGGGAACAGGAAGTGTAATTGGGGGTAATGATGACTTCCCTGTAATTGGAAATCCACCCGACAAAGTATTAGATGATGATGACCAAAAATCAAAAGATGGTACAGATGATAGTAACGCAGATGCTAGTTTTTCTATGGGTATGCCTAGTCCTCAACTAAATAGAGGCAATAGAATGAGTATGCAAAACGACTTTTTGTCTGCTAATAGTAAGTTTTCTATATTAGGCCAAGAGCAAATACCAAACACACCTTCTAACATGAGAAGTATAGAGGGTATGGATGTTGAAATAACCCCTATATCGGGTAGTGCTGTTGTAACATCAGAAGGGTATATTTTTGCTAGTAAGGGATTACAAGAATCTGACTCTTCCTCTATAACTAATCAAGAAGTATCTATCGAAACATCATTCGTTGTACCTAGTGATATAATGAGTAATATTTTATCTATACAAGCGTCATTAAGCAACGGCGGTATCTACGATGATAATAGCGTTGTAGTATTGTATATAACAGCAACTTGTTTAGAAACAAACACTAGTGTCGAACATACAGTAAGAGTAGCGGGGGGTATAGAAAAGAAAACTGTATCGTTAATGCCTACTACTATACTAAGTGGTTTAGATACTGTTGGTAATAATATTAAGGTAACAATAACTAGAAAACCAAACGTGGGTAATGATAAATCCACATCATCATTAGTATTACATAATTTAGAAGTAAATATGAGACGAGCAGCAGCCAACACCAAATCAACTTCTAGTCAATTTTCGACTATAACTTGAGTGGTACATCTTCTAGGTTATCTCTTAGGGCTAGTATATCTTGCGCTCTTTGCCTACCGACACCCTTGACAGCCATAACTGCTTTTTGTGTAGTTCTAAGTCTAAGTAGTTTAGGTATGCTACCAAACTCTTCTAGTAAATCTTGAGCCATAGTAGGTGTAACTCCTTTTACGGAAGAAAGAAATGCGATACGGGGGTCTAACTCTCCTTTTTTTATGGCTTTTTGTGTATCTAAATCGTGATTAGAGAAAGCCATTCCTAGTTGGGTGTGGTTTACTACTAACCATTCGACAAACTCATCCATAGTATTCAATTCCATATACTTAATTTTAGGGAATCTTTGATGAAATGTCATTTTGAATTGTGTATTTACTTTTTTCATACGAGACATTTCCGTAGCAATTTGTTTTGCTGATGGCCTTCCGGTGGCTACCCAAGGCTTTAACTTTGCACCATAGACTACTAGTACGGGGTTATCATAGTTATCTTGTAAGTCTCTCAACTGAGAAACGATAGTCCTATTCCGGCCAATACCAAGAATAGAACGAAAGAGGTCATTAATTTCTTTAGCCTCAACACCCCAAGTACCCATAGCATAATCTGCACTCACCATTCTACATACTTTTACGTTATTTTCTCCCATACGCATTAACAACTTATTAATTACTTTGGGGTTTTCTCTATCATCTACTAGTAACATCCTACCATCCTAATGTATGGTAAACCTCATCCTCTAATATAATGATGTGTGAATTACAATCACCACAGTACTTTTCTCTTGAAGTTTTTAGTGTCCAAGCGTTATGACATATAGTGCAGGCTTCCATTTCTTTTTCGGTTAAACTAATTAGGTTCATCATTTTTATACTCTCCTTGTACCGTCATCTCTCCAACAAGAACCTTTACATCCTACGTTAGCGGATAGCCAAGAACAAGACGGTGGCTGTTCGTGGTCTATAATAGAAAACAATTGCATCCTAGACATACTAGGTTTAAAATCTCTCCAATTTAATTTTTCGATAAAGGCAACTGCTTCATCTACTATCTTTCTTTTGTCTGCCGTACTCAATGTTTTTGGGTCGGCAAACAACCTAAGATTCTCGACTAGATGATACCCTAGAGCCAACCTAACAGGGTGTTTAGGGTTCTCATGTGTCATGGCCGAGGCTATACATGGGGGTATAGGTATTTGGCCGGAAGAAGTTATCTCACCATGAAATACATTACTATGTAGGTCTTTAGGTATAGGGTTATTAGAAATCCATTTGACTATATCAAACTCGCTATCCACAGCCCTACCTCTAAATGGGTCATACACGTCATACTCCCTGTTAGGTGTGGTAGGTATGTCATAATTCAACGGGTCTTTAACAAAATCTAACGTAGGTATATTTACAGCCCACTTACTTCTTTTTGTATTATATGTGTTGGGTATTCTTGTTAATTTTTGTGGATGCCCTACGCCGTCTAAAGTAGCCAAATCACTAGCCACACTTCTTTCATACCTGTCTATATGTCTAGCAATACTTGTACCGATTACAGGCCGCTTAAACATCTGATGTATATGAAATCCTCTACCTGTAAACACAGTCCTTACATCACCCTCTAAACGAGATATGAGCGTAGCGACATCATTCTTTACATCATCCATAGAGCCACCTTCTTCAATATCAAAATCCCACCACGCTCTATCCATAATGACGCTTTCAACGTCATATTTCCAAGGTCTAATCGGGTCTTTTCTTTGGAAGGCATACAAAGACGTGTAGCAAGACGCTTTACCGTTTACTTTATCTATGTAATCATCAAAACTTTTACGAGAAAAACATTGTGAACGGCGAAGCCCAATCTCTCTCGGAAACAGAAGCATAATAATCACTCTTCTTTTACCGCAAAAGTATAGGTAGCGCCACAGGAACAAGCCAATAGAAGCATTAATTCCGGCTTGTGTCCTTCCTGTCCTGTTACTCTCCAAACTTCTTCCTCGCCTTCCCAAGCATCCATTTTACCGCATGATTGACATATAATTTCCGGTTTATTCATCTATATTCCACTCCTTAATGCCGTTCAATTCTGCCTCACAATCTAGTGAAAAATCACACCACATTGGACAGAAGTAATCATTCCAATTCATAGGCCATTGTTGGGAAGTAAGAGACTCAATAGTGTCATATAATGATTCCTCAAATAGTTTATACGACCTCTCTCTAAATGGCTCTAAAAGAGCGAAGCCCTTCTCAGCACCAATCCACATGGTCTTTCCTCTTTTATTACCCTCTAGTATTAATTTATCTTCTACGTCATATTCGTAGTCGGGGCTAATGTATAAGAAGTGCGATACCTCTTCGTAATCTAACTTTCTCAACAACCTAGTATAATACACTAATTCCTTTCTAGTCCTACCTAGTTTAGACATAGACATATTACCCGTCTTTAATTCCACCAAGATTAGTTTTCCTGTTTCGGGATGCTTTAACACACCATCTATAAGACCGACCCATACAATAGGTTGCCCGTTCAATTCTTCATAGACTTCGTGCTTCACTTCTGCCTCTACTACTTCCAAGCCACCCATGTCGTGTGCTATCTGATGCAATAGAAGGTTTAATGAATCAACTCCATCATCGTCTGCTACACCTTCTTGTTCTGCCGCTTCCATCAGCACGTCTGCACCGTCTAATAAACCTCTCTCCATAACATTATGTATGGCGACACCACGAATCATTTCTTCCGTTGGCGGCACTCTAGGTATATCCGCTATGTATCTCCAATAGAATTGTCTAGGACACATCTTGTATGTCATAAACGATGACTTACTAATTCTTAGTGAGCCTTCATCAGCAGGGTTATATGAAGAAAGCATAGTTTCACTCTTCTTCTATCTTAGCGTTATCCCAATCATCAATAGACATTTGGTTTTTGTCAAACAAATCTTCACCGCATGACGGACAAACATCTTCTAGTGGTATGTTAGGTAGTATAGGTCTGATAACTTCTTCGTTGCATGACGGACAAATTATTCTATCCATTTTACCCATGTCGTCTAATAAATTATAGAACATCATCTGTAATTTCATTACATCGTTACCCATGTATTGAATCACCTTTACCGTTTCTCGCATAAACATCTCTAAATCTTCGTCTTTCATATTATTTTCACCCTTGTATTACCGTTATAAACTTTACACCCAACTCATATCTGCTAAACCATTCCTAGCATTTTCTATGGGTTGAGTACTCCATCCTGCCAAATCAAAGTATGGCTTTATTTTTTTTATGACAAATCTATCTACCATAACCTTAGTACCTATGGTTTCTATATCCTCGACATCTTTCGGATTATCGAATGCTATATACTTACCATTTTCATTTAAGGTAACTAAAAAGAATGAGCCTTTTCTATATCCTTTACCTAGATATTCGTTAGCCCAAGCCGCACCTGCTGATGAGCCGGACAATACCTTATATTGGCTTATATCTCTTTCTAATTTACCCTTCATACATAGGTCTATTGGGTCTGTTTCTCCCTTGATTACTGAATCCACCATAGTAGATAGTCTATCAGTTACAGCAGACTCTTGTTCATTAGTTAATATTCCGGTAATAGTATCTAACATAGCCGCCTTCATAACAGGTGGCATCCTGCTTTGTTTCATCTCAATACCTTTAACGTAAATGTTTGGTTCGTGATACTCACCATCAGTCCAAGTAACCATACCTGTATATCTATTCTTAGCCACCATTATTATACGAGAACACCACTTCTCAAACTCGGTTACGATAGGGTGCATTCTCTCATTAATCAACCCTAACTTTTCTAAACCTTCTTCGGGTGTAGGTATGACACAAAATACAGAATCAGTGTGTCCATAGATGACATCGAATCCTACATCTCTAGCATTCTCCATAAGTTGCCCTAGTGTCTCTCTCGATGTGTATGTGATAGCCGCCGCTATTTCGGGGTGATACATACCAAACTTAGCATCTCCTGCCACACCGTACATAGATGCAACCAAAGTCTTAGCGGCAAACTGCATACAATCCCACTTCTTCTTTTCATCACCTTCCGTCAGAAACATTTTCATCTTAAACTCATTTCTAAACTTAGTCATTAATTCCATTTGTCTTACAAGTAAACCTTTCTCACCCTGTCTAAACTTAGAGCCGTTGCCGCAGTCCACACCTTCGGGGTCTAAACTATCCCAACTGATATTATACTTAGCGGCATTAGAGTGGTACATAGCACGTATGTCTAGGATGCCTACGTTGTCGTACACTCCTGCTTCCACCTTGAGAATCTCAGCACCTTCATAATCCACCTTAGCGAATTGAGGTTGAGTAGGTATTTTTCTATCAAAATCTTTATCTCTTAAAACTAAGTTAGTAAACATCTTAGTTATGAACGGTGTACTCTTAATCTCACATTGTACTATGTGTTGTAAAGCAGTATAGTAATCTAACGCATTTACTGCATCGTCTAACTTAGGTAGTAGTCTTACGTCTTGTCTGCAATAGTGTATGTATAAATCTCTATCTTCGTACCAAGATTCATCGTGTCCTTTCTCTAACTCTACTTTCTTTTCTCCTAATATTTCTTCCGCTACATCGTTTAGTTTGTAAGAGGGTAGTTTTCCATTCTTCATTTCCCATAGTTTAGAAACAGCAAGCATCAAGTCTATACAATTCCTACCCACTATTGGTTGTTCCCAATCACCATACTCATACCTTAATCGCCTAAGTGGTGATAGGGCATAGGAAGGTAGCCCACACGCTCTAGTACGCTCGACTATCTGCTTTATGTCAGCACCTACCACATACCACCCTGTAATAATATCGGGGTCGCAATTCTTTAGTATTCTCATAAAATGTATGAGCATTGAACGCTCATTAGCGAATCCCATAGCAGGAGTTTCATACTTATATTCACCTAATTCAGAATAAGGTACTCCTTCACCGTCTTTCAAATCCTGTGTCGCAAGCGTTGACTCAACGAACCATACATATTCTTTTCCGGTAAAATTATCATAGGCCACAATAACTCTCATGTGTCCTGTCGTTGGCGACCATTCACAATCTAAATACCATGTCCTATGTTTGTAGTTAGGTATAGGTTCATTACCATCGTTTATGTAATCACAAAGAACCTTGTTAGTGTAGGGTACGTTAGCCTCCCATGTTGACCCTGCGTAAGACAGTTGCCTTACATCGTAGGGGGTAGCACAATAAACTTTAGTCAAAGATTCACCATACAGACCTGTGTAACCTGCTTCGGTTCTAACTGCTTCCGCTACGTATGGTACATTCTCATCTTCCATGTAGCAGTAAGGCCAATACCCACTAATAGTTTTCTCGTATCTTTTACCGTTTTTATCTCTAGCCCTTATGAGAACATTTCTTCCATTCGTTTTTTCAACTATCATTCTACATCATGCCTAAACATCTTAAGGTTGTTACAATGCTCACACTCATATATTTCTGCATTATCTATATGTTCTACAAAGACCCAAGAGAAAGTTGCACCGCATCTTTCACAAGAAGGCCATCGTTGAGTGTAGTTAACCATATCAATTCACCTTTCTTGCGCCCCTACTACGGGTATCAATGTTGTGGCGGCGAAGCCAATTGTTGATACACATTGGTGTAACGCCGCATTCAGTAGCGATAGTCTGCATATTTTTACCATGCTTTACGTACTGTGCGCTTAACCACTCGTAGTCTTTATACAAAGGCTGTGTGTCTGTTGGTATGATAGTAACAGTTACGTCATACCCACCAATCGTTCTTTTGTTTTTTCCTAATTCTAAATCTTTCATTTCTAAATCCATTTAATCACCCCAAGTTACTTGCTTGGAAAATAAAGTCGCCATCACCTAATGTAATTAGCATTCTGATACCCTGCCCTTCGGGTCTGAAATCAAAGAAGTGTATGCTTGCTGTACCTGTTAACTCCTTAAAAACATATTCTAAACCACCCATATAGACTGCTTCAAAAACAGTCTGTGGTTTTGGGTCAATTTGAGAGATAGTTTTACCTTTAAGGTTCTTACCTACTTCCACACATAATCCTCTTTCATCAGAAGTTACTGTGTATAGGTTGTATCTTTGGTTGTTCATATTATCACACCTAAAGGCTTCATATAAAGTAGTAGTGTCTATCTCTAGCCAAGAAGCAAAAGGCTTTCTTTTACCTCCACTATTTAATTGATAAGTAATATCTTGTAAGTCTATCTTAGTAGCCAATCTTACAGATTTTGCTTCCCACTCATTAACATTAGAAGATGTATGAGGGAATGCTAAAGCCTTATCTGATGAAGTCATAGTGGTCTGTTTGTTAGATGATTTTAAGATAATTTTATCTTCACCTATTTCTAATTTGATAACACCACCGTGATATTTCAAAGCCCCTAAGAAAGCCTCTATATCAGATATAGCAAAGTTTCCTGCGCCGGAACAAGGTATAGATAATAATGTCAATGACGACAACCCATCTTTGACAAGAGAGCAGGCAGTAAGTCTACTACCTACTGCTCTCATCATTAGAGAATGAACCTGTGGAGTTACTTTACCGGAAACATTCTGTTTCCTTTGAGACAAAGTTAGTAACCATGTTAATGAGTTACTATCAACAGTAATCATGTAATCACTCCATGAAAGGTAGGCCGAACCACTCTACGTTACCATTAGATACTTTGAGTATATCGTGTTTAGTACCAACCTTTTCTATGTTGCTACCTTTCATTTCTTCGATAGTAGCACGAACAACCCACTCACCATCGGCTAAGGTTCTATCACCTTCGACACCTGCTGCGGGGTCTGCTTTCTTCATGTATCGGTTTAGGAATACTTGTTGAGAAAACTTTCTCATAGTACCTTTCTCCCATTCCGGTCTGAAACCAACAGTCATTAGTACTTTCTTACCTGTGCCGTCATCCATGAATTGTGATACTGCTTTTAAGTGAAAGGTAAAGTAAACCTTAGCAACATTAAGACTGTGTAAACGTGTCAAAACATTTCTGTATAGACGGTTACGCTCTCTCCATTCTTTCTGATTGAATGTACCATCTTCTGTCTCAATGACACCGCGACTTAGTAATGACGCTCTCATAGCGTGTTCACACCATTTTAGGAATGTCGAACCACCATCAAAGATTACACCACCTACTGATTCGGGGTCATTCTTTACCTTCTCGGCTAGAATGTTAACGTACCAAGATGTCTTGTCAAGTAGAGCCTTGTAGTCTACGTTGTTATCCTCATCGAAGATAGAGTCATCTGTTTCATCGTGTAGTGGTAACACTACTATATTATCAGCGTCGGGAAACACATGGTCTACCGTAGACTTAGCGGAGTTATCTATGTCAAAGATATAGATTGTCTTACCTGCTTCTATTTCATTTCTCAAGCATGATAAAGCCAACCCTGTCTTAGCAGTATTCTCATGGCCTACAAAGGCAGCCCTGTGAGTAATAGCCTTAATAGTATTATTCTCAAAGAGATTTTTGTAATAACTCTCATCGAACCTATTTACAGGTTCGGCAGTCTTTTGTTTAGTCGTAGGTGTTGCTTGTGTTCCCCATGCGCTCATATATATTCCTCTCATTACTAGGGTTATAAACTTTCAGTAAGTATCGCTGCATCAGTCATAAGAAGTAATGCCGCTACACTAACCGCAGATTCTAAACTGTTAATTGTTACTTGTGCGGGGTCAATAACCCCATCACTAAATGCGCTTCTAACATCAGTAGTTTTACCGCAAATATATTGACCGTATCTATGTATAGGTATCTCTCCTGTATTATTACCTGCATTCTCTATTATCGTGCGTATGGGTGCTTCCAATCCAAGAGCAAATAATTTCCCAATGTGCCTAGATACATCTTCGGGGTATGGTTCTAATCCCATTTGAGCGAAGTATAGTGTTGTGCCACCACCTGCTACCACACCACCATTCATAGCCAAACGACAAGCGTTAACTGCATCATCTACACGTTCTTTTCTTTCTAATTGTTCAACCTCAGATTTGCCGCCTACATATATCTTAGATATACCATTAGTCAATCTTGATATACGATTGTTATAGTATTGTTGCATCCAATCATTAGTCGCTTCTTCTTCATAAGAAGCCAAAGAATCTAGGTGTTCGTTTAATTCATCAGACGATTCTCCACTCGCTGTAATTATAGTAGTCAAAGCAGAAGCCTGTATTTTATCACATGAGCCTACATCAAATGAAGTTAGTTTAGTGATAGATTCACCTAGAGAAGTCTTAAACAAATTACTCTTTGTAACCAACGCTATATCCTCTAACCATGCCTGTTGTTCATCCGGCATACCCGATGGCTTAACTAATAATGCACTTATCTTACCCTGTGCTATGTTGACTAAAAGATTCTGTAACGCTTGATGATTAAAATCAGTACAGAATATAGCAATAGGTTTGTTGTCTTTGACTGCTAACTCTAAAGCAGGTATCAAAGCATTGAACGTCTCAATCCTTTCGGTTGTTACTATAACCATAGGATTATCTAAGATGCACCTAGCCTTCGGACTGTTTATCATAACATTATGTGCGTAGCCCGATAGAACCTCTAATCCCTGCACATCTTCCGTGTATGTTTCAAAGGTAGGACTTTTTTCTATCGTAATAGTACCCTTACTACCTGTCTTATTGATAACGTCTGCTATCATTTTACCCAATACAGGGTCATTGTTAGCAGCAATAGTAGCCACATCTTCGATAGAGAAATCATCAGTCTTACTCGCCTTGATGAAAGTTATTGTCTGTTCTAAGTAGTGAGCCAAAGCGTCTCTAATAACAATAGGACTTACACCTTGTTCTATTAAGGTAAGAGAACCATTACACAAAGCCTGTGCTATAAGCGTAGCAGTAGTAGTGCCGTCTCCCGACTTCTCCTGTGCTTCGCTAGCGACTTCTTTAAGTAAGTCTATACCCATTTGTACGTAAGGGTCTGCATCATTGATAGCCCTAGCAACAGTAACACCGTCATTAAGAATGACAGGCATACCACTAGGATTCTGAATAATAACCGTTCTTGCATTTACCCCTAAAGTACCCTTGACTGCGTTAGCAACCTTGTTCACACCTTTGAGTAATTTACTCTTTGCTTCCATTCCTGTTAATATTGTTTCCATAAAAATACCTCATATAAAATCGTCATGTAAATCTTGGTCGTAGTATTCTTCTCCACCTATGTAGTACGGTACTTCTTCACCGTCAAATGCTAAAAGGTCAGAATAATGTACACAAACCCTACCGTCATCCAATGTCATTTGTATCTTATCACCATTGAATAGTACGGTGTCTCCGCACCCTATTTCTAGGGGTACGAGAGAACCAATACTATCAACAACATATTCTTTTGCGGTAATAAGACCCGATGTACTGATTGTTTCAGCCATCTTTAGGATAACGTATTCTCCTACGGCCTTCATTGTTCCCACCCATCGTTTTCCACGACAGGTTCGACCATTTGAGGGATGATGTCGAAGGCATACCAACCATTGACTGATAGCCTATCTTCACCTTCTCTACTTCTCCAAGCCCCACCTAGTAGTAGCATCTTTGTTCCTACTGCAAAGTCAATTTCTTCATCACAATATACGTCAACCGTACCTGCCATAGAAGTCATATCAGTATCAGCACACACTAAAATGTAGCCACCGTTGTCTCTTGGGTCTATGTGTATTACTTCGGTAATAACAGCGCAGTTTCTATCCCACCAACCGTCTTTACCGTTGTATGTGTCATAGTATGTACCTAAGTGAGATAAGCCCACTAATAGGTTTTCTTCACCAATCAAACCACCGATAATGTCAGTAGGCGAACCATCGAAAAGGTTAGCCAAAGAAGCATCAACAGTAGGTACTGAAACGTCTGCGTTTAGGTAGCATCTATCATTGTTACCACCCTTCATAGGGATAGTTAATGGTGTAAAAGATGGGTATTGTCTATCAGCAGCAGCACCGTTACCACTTACTTTAAGTATTTTTAAGGAATCATTACTTCCTTGTTTACGGCCATAGAACAATGATGTTCTTTCTCTCTCATCTTGAGGTCGAGGCGCACCGTATTTGAAGTTAGCATCACCGGATGGGAATGTTGGGTTGTTCTTATCCCATACTACATAGAAGTGTGTGTTACCATCTAGTCTCATTGTGTGTTTTGGTAGAGTAGAAGTATCAGATTCAGTACCCATACCGAACATTTCTGCCGCTAGTCTTGTGTATGTACCGTCATTATTATCTTCAAAGACAACAACAGCCCCACTATCAATCAGTACTTGACGCACATCATCGGTAGCAGACATAAGTTGATTCTTCATCTTATTGTATAGTATTTTACCCCATTCTTTAGGTCGAGGAACAGAAATGAACATACCTTCAAAGATGTCTGAGCCTGTTCTTCGTAGTTTAGCAGATTCAGAAGAGATTTGTCGCCCTGCGACTCTTAGTGCAAGTACTGCACAATCTTCATCAGAACGGCCTGCGTTTTTCCACGCAGCACCCTGTTCTACAAGGACTTCATCAGCCCTCTTTTGCACCGCTTCGGGTGCGACATTCAGCGTTTTAGCAATATTTTCAAGCATAGGGTTACTCATTTTTTGTACCTCAGTTATTTTTGTCTCGTCACTAATACGGTTATAAAGAATGCGGTTGAATCAACATTCTCAAGAAATTACCCTTGACAATATCTTCATCAATCCCACTCATCAAATCCCTCTCGGCTGTTATAGCCGCATCAATGACTGTCATCTTGCCGTTGCTACTAGCATCGGACTGTATTGCGTAATCAAATACGCTTCTTATGGTTTGCTTTACATCATTCTTACCGAACAATTTTATAGCGTTAGTGAAATCTTTCTCACGGAAACATAAAGTCAGTAGAAACTTACTATCAAACTCTTTTACCGCTAAACTATGTATGAATGCTTTTCCTTTCTGTTCGGGTAGCGAGTCGTAAGCCTGTAAAGCGTTGATAGCATTCCTTAAGTCGCCATTATGTGCTTCACAAATCATACGTAATTCTCCATCAGTTATAGAAACGCACTCAGATATAGAGATATATTGTAATCTCTTGAATATCTCATCTATTTCTATCGGTCTAAACTCTAATGTCCTACATCTTGAACGTAAGTAAGGACTTACTTTTTCGATATTATTACAGGTAAGAATGAAAAGACCTTGTGCATTTTCTATCACACCTTTCAAAGCACCCTGTGCTTCGGGTGTTAATTGGTCTGCTTCATCTAGTAGTATGTATTGATGATAATTGCCGGAACGTGTAAGGGGCAACAACTCTTCTTCAACAAATGCTATACCTCTAGTTTTCTTAGAGGAAGCATTGAATATATGTAAGGGGTAGCCCCTTTCGTTGGCGATAACGTGAGCGTAAGTGGTTTTACCTACACCTGCCGCTTTACTATGTAATAGAAGGTGTTGGTCGAAATTAGAGAAATTATTGTTAGCAACCATCTCATCGAAAGTAGTAGGTCGGTACTTAGTAGCCCATGTTACCATAACAAAAACTGTGATTTGTTAGGGTTATAAACATTATCTTTGTAGTGATTCAATCAAGAAAGCGTTGGCTGCATCGAACAAATGTAGAATCTCACCATGACTACTTCTACCCATGTGTTCGCCATGACCCTTCTCGGTGTCTAGTGCTATGACTAAACCCATCATTATACCTCTTAGATATTCGGGATTCATCTTCTCTACAATAATAGAATCTATTTCCTCATCCTCATCGGGGTCTGTAAAGTAATCTAATACTGTTCTGATAAAATTACCTTCGGAAATGTGGGCGGGAGAGAGTAAATACGATAGGTCGTAATTATGGTGGGTATGATACATGGCTGACAGAATGCTACTAATATCCTCTCGCATCATCTCCCCCATGTGTATCTACTCCGTTAGTGTGTTATGAATTATTCCTTACACAATGTAGACAAACATCCGAATCCGGTGGAAATACTCTTATTCTTCCGCACTTGCATTGTACTGCTTCTCTCCTTTGTGTAGGTGTCATCACGGTTGGAGTACGGCTATAAACTATATCATCGGTGGATTTAATTAACTCTCTATTTATGTCATAGATAAGATGGCTTGCTTTTAATCCTACGGCATTCTCCACCTTCTCACTACCGACAGGTACAATTTGAGGATTCTTAGATAGGAGAGCCGATAAACTATGTGGTGAGGGTACTGCTCTCACGTTCTTATCACTAGAAAGTCTTTGTGCTACTGCCTCTTTAGTCATAGCACCATGTTTCCATAGTATATCGACTATAAGCCGCCTTACTCGACGGTTGTTCGCACTCATGTATAAAGGTTGTCGCTATGCTTCTTATTAATGGTTTCCTAAATCCGACCAAAAAATAGCATCAGCAAAGGAATTATCACTTTCATTTATACCTTCCCCTTCTGCTTCGGAAGCGTCAAAACATTTAGTACCCGTTACGTCTAATCCTACGACATCTCTAACGTAAATATGAAATAGATAACAACCAAATAAAAATATTGATGTCTCTACAACCATTCATCCGACACCTTCTTACGCTTGCGTAAGGTGTTGGCTACGGTTATAGAGTTATCCTTTATAATCTCCCAATGTTCATCGTCATATTCAAACACATTGGGTCGTTCTTTTTTCTTTGTTTTCTTTTTAGGCCAATTAACTCTCATAGTTTTAGGTTTAATCTTGTAAGTCAACAAAGCCCTAGAGTATTTTTCCGGTAATATTTGATGTGTTTTCGCTAGACTGCGCCACACTTCTATGTCCACATCGTTTTGTTTTAAGAAAGCAATAACTAGTGGTAGTGGTGTGTCGTGCAACACCTTGCTCACTCTTTTTCTATCATTCCATGTGAGTAAAGATTTGATAGCACCAAAATAATTATCCTTATTTTTTATGAGCAACTTGTCATCAACGACAACTAAATCCTCTATCTTTTTTGTTATCTTAGGTGCTTTTTCCGTAACAATAACTAACTTATTCTGTATAACAGGCGACCATTTCTCTATTTCTTTTACCCCAAACTTATCTGTGTGTAAAATATAAGTAACATTAGCCTGTGTAGGTGCAGTATCTAATGTCCTATACATGACAAGATAATCTCCTGTCATAAATGGTGTAGGGTCTTTTGTAAAAATTATAATGCCTATACCCCCTTTCAATTTTTTTAGTCATTTTTTTCATATTCATGTTTATAAAGATTAGTACCGCTACTTACAAAGGGGTCATTACCATATATGTAATTATTTACCCTGTCCATCTGCGTTGAGGATAAACCCCAAACATCACCTATAACATTCTTGGCTACTTTGTATTCAGCATGATACCACGCTATACCATTTTTAGTTATGTACGCACTAACGCCATCTTCGGCCATAGCCATAAGCAAATCAGGTATTTCTTTTTTCTCTAAAGTACGGTTTATCATCATACGTGTAGGTTTATTTCTCCACTTCTTAGGCATCATTCAACCTCCTTATATTCTACATCTATAACAGGTGCAGATAAAGCATTAAGTTTCTTTTCTACACTATCCAATAACAAGTGGTCGTGTCCGAGAACATCTACTAAGATTCTACTAACATCCGACATTTGTAATTGGGCTAAAAGTAATTGTGAATCTACACCTATCTCTTTCTTCAATTGACCGACTAGTTTTAAGGAAGTATTAGCCTGTCCGATAAGTCTAGCGGCATCTGTTACAAACTCAGAAGTAATACCACCTTCTTCTTCTTTTCGTATCTCTAACTCATCTAAGTAAGACTGAATCCTAAGAACAATATCCTCCGCAGCATCTAATGTATTGATAGATTGAGAACGTGCTTCTTCGACGTGTTTGGCTTCGGCAGGGTCGTACTCCATGTGATAATCCATGTGGTGCATAACCGTTCCATCAGCCCAATTATATTTACCTTCAAGATACGCAGGGGAAGAATCTCCTGTGTGTACTTCTAACTCCATCTCTTTACGGTTTTTGTGTTCGCAAAAATCACAAGACCCTTGCAGCACCCACCGTAATACTTCTATCACAAAAGCATCATTCTCGTTATGCAATCTTAATTCAATCTCTCTCTTAGTCCTCATTTATTCAACTCCATCTAAATCATCACAAAATGAACCACAAGGCTCAACGTAGGGTTTTAACGCCCATCCCCTATTCGGGTCTAACTCATCAAGATATACACGATTACCGTTTCTATCTGTGATACAAGTAGCACCTATCTCTCTCTCTAAAGAAGCAGTCTTTTCAAACACTTCGGGAAAATCTATTCTTATCTTATTCCAATAACCCATACCACCTTTGACGCAGCCTATACAGTTATTATTACCGTAACCTAACCTATACATTTTTGGTATCTCTATACCGTTTCTCTCCATTATATCGAAGCAATCTTTCTTTGTTAAATTACAGCCGATTAGTGGGAATAGTGGTTTAGTATATGGATATTCTTTGTGAAATCTTTCTGCTCTTTTGTATTCTCTTGGTGAGCAATCGAAGCCGAACACTTGACCTTCATAATTATTTTTGTAGTCAACCTCATCTTCCCACTTCTGCCTAACCTTTCTCTTTAATATTTGAGTACAAGGCGCACCGTAGGGGGAATTGATAAATCTTTTTTCCTCAAAAATAGAATAAATATCTTCATGTTTTTCATCTTGTAAAACTATGATTGGTTGCCCGAACCATTTTTCACACTCAGCAAAATACCTATCATTGTCGGGATGATGATTTCCTGTTTCAAAGAATATAATCTCTACATCATCATATCTCTCTAACGCTAATTTAGTAGCAACGGTTGAAGTAACACCACCACTAAACCAACAGACAATTTTACCCATTATTCTGTCTCCTTGATGGTTTATCGTGTGATTGTTTATTTTTAACAGTTTGGTCGGTGTAGTCATAAAATGGGTCGCAATCAAAATATTCTTCATATTCTTTTAAGGTACAAGTATATGTTTTTGGGTTAGTATTATGTTTAGTGAGTATGGGGTGTCTAGCCATTCTACTTTCTAGTCTCCTTAATGTAGTAGCCCTAGCACTAATTCTATACAACCTACCGCTTTTGAAAGTCATATGTTCAAAACACTCAGCAGCAGTACGTGGTGTACTTTTATCTAAAAGATACCTAGCAGCACATTTGATAGCGTCGTTTTGTTTACTCATAGTACGACGACTTAATCTACCCTCTAATTTTCTCATGCTTTATTCCCCCATTGTAGGTTCTCAGCACTCTCGCTAAGATTACCAAAACGACATATAACACCTTTACGACCACGCCTTTTTACAGCAGGCTCATGCTCGGTGTACCACGTTTGCGACTCAAGGTTTTCTATAAGCCATCTCTTAGCGGATTGATAATCTCCATTAGTAATCATCCTAGAAATCTCCTTCAACAATTGACTCTTAGGAATATCCTTCATCCAAAATGCCGAGCGTATCAAGTCTAGGTCTGCATCCATAACGGTTCTTCTCATGGCTAGTGATTGGTTTAGTATTCCCGTTAAAGTATCATCAAGTCTAATTATCAAAGGCTCTCCACCACGATATTCCGGTTGCATCATAGCATAACCAATACACAATCTTCTGAATAAATCTGCCTCAAAAGAACGTACATCCGGCCTATCAATCCATTCCATAATGTCATCATCAAAGATGATACCCGAAGGAGGATTCGCTACCGCATTCTCAACACGTTGCCTAATCCACGTTCTAATCTCTAGGTTTAGGTTTGCTAAGATTGCTCTTTCGTCTGCCTGCATATTGGCTTGACGATGCTGTGCAATTTTGTATGCTCTCTCTTTTTCCGGTGTCATCTCTATATCTATGATAAAGAAACGTCTATCCAAACCGGAGTCTAACTCAAACCTAGCAGGCTGTGTACCCGCCCAAATAGAATACCTAGTAGTGTAATTTACCCAACCGTTTCTCATGGCTTTTTGTACCCTACCATTATCTAAGGATGTAAGTAATTGGTTTTTCATATCTAGGCTGTGGTCTTTTTTAGACGCATCAGACATACTACTAAACTCTTCAAACCCTAAGAAGCCACCACACATCTCTCTAGCAATAGGGCGACCTGCTATGTTGCCCTCTTCATCAACCGAGCCGAACATACCTGCTTCTGTAATAGAGTTAGCACCCATCATTGTTCTCATGCCCTGCCCTAAGTCTTGGTTAGTATTGTATAGTAAACCTGTACCTTCTGCTAGGAACATAAGAATTAGAACCGATTTACCGCTACCCTTAGCACCCCTCATTAGTATGTGAATACGTGTATCGGGCAATTGAGACATAGGTGTATAGAAGGGCATATTGTCATGTCTTAGTGGACAATTTTCTATGACGAAATCACCATCTTCTTCATTCACCAATGGGCTATCGGGGTCGAAGTCGCAGCGACTACATTTATTTAAGGTATTAAAAAGATGTCCTCCGACACTACATAAGAATATAGGTATCTTATCTTCGACTCCCACAAAATGATTTTTTTGTGCAAACTCTATTGTCTTTTCAAAGACATTAAACCTCCTTATCTGCGTACTCATTTATTCACCTGCTGTATGTCCTTCTATATCTAATAGTGCCTCTTCAACTTTCAACATATAGTCTGCATCAATAGACAGTAAATGCGTCTCGGTTAAAAACTTGACTATTGTATCAACGGATTTGATATTCACAAAAGTATTTTTTGTATTGCTACAAACCACTAAGTAATTACCTTTATTATTAAGGGAAAAGTTTTCAAAGACTTCTGAAAACATCCACGCAGGCGGAGGTACTATCAATTGTTTTTTTGTTTCCTCAACGCTGTCATGGAAGAATGAGTAGTCGGGTTTTTCTTGGTAGTCATAAATCAACAGGTCGTTATCGGGTATCTGTAATGTATCTTGATACATAAACTCCTGCATAATATTCGTAGTAAGATATGTCATCTCATCAACACCTAGTTTGTTTAAGGATAAAACTATATCTCTCATTACAGGATAGTTATACAACCATGCTTTAGTTTTATCTTGATTTACTACATACGTGTGAGACATACGTAAGATAAAATATCTTCTGCCGATATTATTGTATGCTTCATACAATCTCCACTCGGCAAAACTTGGGTTAGGTACAGTATTAATTGGCTCTACGTTGTGTAGTTTAGAAAATATCTTACAGATTGGTTTAGCCTCACCTACAAGACCGCTACACGCTACAAAGGATGCGAAGCCCTGTTCTCCTTGAAAATACACTAACAAAGACGTAGGCTCGACTGACACGTTTTTACACCATACTAAATCTGTGTCGTTCATTTGTTGTATCATTTTTTCACTCAACATTTTCAACCCTCCTTGTTACTGCATCTCTAAGAAACTTAGGGAATCTATGTAATTGCTTTTTCGATAATATTACTTTATCGACTGCTGTTTCAATCGGTCTTACATCCCATAGAGATATAATATTATTAGCCGAAGTATATTGGTGTGGTATGTTGCCTTTCTTTTCAAACAATATACTTCTATTCAATACTGCTGCCGCCCTTATACAAGAAATGGTGTCTTTAGCCTTCATACCCTTCTTATTCAACCTCTCATTATACCAATCGGTTATTTCTCTAGTGTTCTTCATCCCTTCTTCGCTCAAATAATTATAGACTTCTGTTTGAAATCTTTTATTCAAAGCACCGCTTCTCTTACTCATATTTTTTCCACCTATGTATTACGCTTTTAATTATTTTCTTTTATTACCGCAAGCGTCAAAAGAATAAAACGCTGTACTGAGAGCCTATTATTTATTTATTTTATTTCTTCTATAATGGTTAAGAGACTAACCTATTACCATACATACTATTGAAGAAATTAAAAAATTAAAAAATAAAGCCGCAGTACCACGATTAATTCTTTTTGTAGCCCTCCTAACTATTGAAAAATTAATAAATAATTCTCATGTTCTAGTCTATTTCTATCTGCAAAGTCTATACTATTAGCCCTTGCTTTAGTGAATGGTTGTTCGGGTAATTCTTTTTCCCCAATAATATCTAAACTATGCAAATGTTCTTCGACCTGTTTATGGAATGTCTCTAGGGGTACTAGATGTGTCCAAAATGGTAGTATAGAAGCACGTACAGGCTGAATAAACCCATCACCTACCTCATACCTACCAACGATGTAAGTACGCTGTGTAGCACACACTATTTCTATGTGTTTTTTTCCGCTATGATACGCAAGCGTCGGGTACATTTTACCATCTATCTTACTCATCCTCATGTATGAATCCCAATCAGCAGGTTTGTGCATCAGATAAGCGGGCAACTGCTCGTATAATTCCACAAGATATTTACTTTTACTATCCCATGCCCCGTCATCAATACCGTGTATGATACCCGAAGTAATCCACACACCAAAAGATGAATCGGGATAATCTTGTATGAATGATAATATCAAATCATAGAAATCTAACTCACCATCTATGGATAAAGAGAGCCAATGATTACAGTCTAAAAATGATACTTCGTTATCCATAGCCATGATAAATCTTGAGAACATACTTGTATCAAGTATAGCAAAATCTTTATCTAGTTTTTTATCCCTTAAAAGTATTGTAGGTTTTTTGTAAAATGGTTTACTTCTATTACCTTCGGCTGCTCTTGTGTATGGAGTCGCTTCTAATAATTCTAAATCCTTTACTTTTAGGATAAAGTAATCACTCTTCTGACTCATATTGCATCCTCTCAACGTGAACCGCATTGGCTTTACTCATCAAACTTCTAAACTCGTTTGTTACTTTCTGTGGAGTCTTTTTACCCCATGAACCTATACTCATGTACTTACGCATATCACTAATTAAGATGCGGTATTCGTGCATTTTATCTTCATCAGTCATATTCTCAACTCTAGCCTTTTCTGCTTCTGCTGCCGCTTTCTTTTCCGCTAAAACTTCGCTGTACTTTCTCATATTTCTGCCCCCTGATAATGTAAGTGGAAGAGATACAGACTCAGCGTTTCCATGACTTTTGTAGCCCAAAACATTCCATCTTCATTGAGTTCCCCCCATGAGTCATTGATACGGGGATGGTTAAAACCATAAACCATAGCCTCAACCAATTCTAATTCTCCCTCTTGAAGTGGAAAACGAGGGTCATTTGCAGGGATTGACATAATTTCTTCTGCGGCATCATCGTCATAAATATCATAATTGTCAATTCTTCCACCTGTTACATAGGAGTATTCTCTAACTAATGCCCCTGAAACAATACCAATTCCTTCAACCTCAACCGAAGGCACAATCTCAAAGCGAGTCATATTTCTGCCCCCTCATCATCATACACATAACTATGTACTTTGTATTCAGAAGCGACATCACCTCTAACTGTAAAGCCTGCCTTTATGACTCTAATATTCTTCATTCCTTTTAGTAGGTTACTAACTGCTTTGCTGTTACTAACTCTTTTTCCTCTTCTCTTAACATCAATGCTTCGGTATATTTCTTCCGCAGTCATTGGCTCACCTTTTTCTTTGAGAGCCTTAGTGATTGCGGCTCTAGTGTTTGCGTGTCTTTTCATATTACTCCGTCTCCTTCTTATCACTTAAAGGGTTCGTATCGGTGTCGCAAGCGTCAATAATCTTCTGTGCGTACACTACTGCATCCATCAATTCTTCTTTCAAATGCTGTACCCATTCGACAAAAGATAGGTCATCCCTATCCATTGTAGTACCGTATTTGGCCTCGCCTTTTTTAGCACGTTGTCTAATCTCAGCAATTACTTTTTCCTCAATACTACTCATTCAAACACCCCTCTCCTATGCCAATCACCTTCTTCATCTTCAAGCATAATATACTTAGGCCACTTTGTCTCCACGTTCTCGTAGGCATCTACTACCCACCGAGATACATTTCTTTCTATTGTAGTATCATCATCTAATTCCATATATAATGTCGCGTGTTTAACCCACCATCCTTTTACCCTACCTTCGGCAAATGGGTTTGTTTCACCATCTTCGGCACAAAATACCTCATCCAAATCTAGCGTACAATGTGTGTCATAGGTTAATTCAATTTTCTTTATGTCTTTGTTATCAATTACTTTTTCCTCTATACTACTCATCAGAACCAACCTCCACATTTACCACATATACTAGGGTACGCAGGCTTAGGGTAATCAATAACCCTACCTTCACAATCGCATTGTTTCATTGTTTCCCCTTCCCCTTCTTTGGGTCATACTTAGCATATATATCCTTTCTTGGGCGGCTAGTTCGTGTATCATAGTCCGATGGATTGGGTACTGTATGTACTTCTTCATGTGGTGATTGTGTCAAGTATAGATTTGCTATTGTGTTTACATCCCAATGACCTTGTTTAACGGTAAAAATACTACCGGACTTTAGATGTATGTCTAAATAACCATTTTCGACTATTGCCGCAATCTCTCGTCTATCTATCTTTACTTTTCCGGTATTACAAACTAATGTCTCACTCCAATATTCTCTTTTTAATTCACTCATTTTATATCGCCCCTATTTTATCTTCTAAGTCTTGTATTCTATCACATACTTCTGAATGTACTTCTTCTATTTCCATTTCTGCATGGTGGCTCATACCTATGTTAGTGGGTAAAGACTGTGCTACTTCTGCTATGTAATGCAAGGCATATTGACAAGCATCTTCCGCTACTCTTAGCATTGACAATTCATCAGCAATCTCTTGTAGTCTTACCTCAATCATCTTACTCATCTAAGCCACCTGCCAATCAATACCATTCATAATGTCTACGTAATCTGATGGGTTGTCAATCACATCTTCCATGTAATCATCAATACTTTGGTGTATCAAATCATCTGCGTCAATCTCTATTATATCTTCTACTTTTATTATTACTTTTATCTTTATACTACTCATTCTTCTTCACCTACCCTTAACCAATGTGCTTTAATTTGTCTAGCCGAGTATATTTCTCCCGAATCAGAAGTCCATAGGACTACGCCTTCATCTCCGACCCAACTACTTACAATTGTCATCGCAATACCGTTGTGTATGTTACCAAAGGTTATACCTCTAATATCTTCTACACCGTCGGGTAGGGGGGCTTTCTTTCTTAGTTCTTGGTTTATCATTTTTCTTTCATTCATTCTTCTTCACATCCATTGTTTGCCTTACGGGCTTTGTATTTCATATTGTATCTGTATTGTCTTGCTTTGTTTTGTTGTTTGTTAGGCATTCTGCTTCACTCCCTTATTCCTACCGAATCGCCCATAGGTCTTAAAGACTTCTGTTCTGCTATGCAAGCGTCGTATGCGTCTTTCAGTATTCTAGGAAAATGTTTAGGCTCGGTTTGCATATGAGTTAATGAGGCTAACTTACGGGCTACTTCATTAACATCACGTATGTCATATTTGTAAATCTTATTTTTATTATGGTCTACCCCAAAACTTTCTTTTGTCCTAAAGAAAAGTTTATTTTTAGATAGAGTCATACTCAATTCTTTGATACTACAATGGCCTGTTTTTTTCGTACTAAAGTCTTGTTTTTCATAGGCTGATAGTAATTCTTTACTTGTCTGAATACCATTGTCCTGTATGTATCTATAACAGAAGTCAAGCATTTGCTTTCGTGGTCGCCTACTCCCCATTTTCAGTCATCTCCTTTACTATCTGATTGACATGAAGTAAGAAGCCACGCCATGAATCTTGAAGCACATTATCGTTCGTAGTTTCTTTTACACCTGTTAAATAATAAACATACTCTTTTCCTAAAAGAAAACTTTGGTAGTGTTCGGCTACAATTTTATTCACTTCTGATTGTTTCATTCTTACTCATCCTCACAATCACATTCAAAACAGGAAAAATATTTATTATAGCACCCAATACAAAAACCACTATCGCATTCTACATAATCGTGTTCTTCCATTTCATCACCACACTCGTCACAATGCATCACTTCTGACTGCTTCATTCTTCCCACTCCCAACCTTTTGTCTCATACAATATCTCACCTATGTCTATGTATTGCTCTTGAGTAGCACCGCACTCTTCACACACTAATTCGACATACATATCAAACAATTCTGTACCATTTTTTGCTAAGTATCTTTTCCAAGTATCTAAATCGCCAACGGGCTTTGATTTTATTTTTACCGTTATAGTATTAAGGTACAAATCTCCGTGTTCACATTTTTCTTGTATGTATTCCTCAGCCATGTCGCTTCTCATATCAGCGTCTAGTTTTTCCCATGTATGTTCATTCATTCTTCTTCATCTCCACTTTGTTTTACGGGTAATGTTCGTAATCCACCTTCATACACAACACCGTTTACCTCTACTTTAAGGTACAGTTTATGTTCATAGAAATCACAATCTAATATATTTAACAAACCCACTAATCGGTTGTATTTTCCCCTATACTCTTCCGGTAATCTCATTCTTCTTCCCCCAATGTCCAATGTACGGTTTCACCACGCACTTCTGTATCACCTAGAACATTCATGTTTCCAACCCACTCGATAGGCAATTCGGCATCTAAGCCAATATCAATTTTGTCCTCAAAGAATAAACAGATTTTACTTTTTCTACCATCTATACCCATTATATGAATCTTCACTAAATTGGGTATGTCGCGATTAACTGCCGCTATTCGTATCTCTTTTATGCCGTGTGTTGTTATGTCTGTATTTCTCATATCTAGTCCTCCATGTCTTTTTTTATAAGGTTTTTCACTACGCTACGCAAGCGTGTGAGAGGGCGACGGCTATTGAAAAAGGAGGAAAATATAGCCGCCCCCTCATCTTGAGTTTTATTTAAGAAAAAACTACTCATTGTATTTCCTTCCCATCTTGTAATATATTACCACTTGATACTACGTATTTTTTTGCGCCACACTTGAGGCATTCAACATCACATTCGGTCAATAATCTATTGTTAGATACCGCACTTACTGTAAAAACTCTTGATACTGACCAAACACAAGTACCGCCTGCCGGATGTTCACACTTTTCTTTTATCATAATAATAACCCCACTAATATACATACTAATGATAATACTATTAAGATAATAGTTTGTGAAAAATCATCGTCTCTCATTCGACCAACCCCATCCACCAATGAGGTACACGACGACCATCCCACACAGCAAACTTTTTGCTATGATAATAGCGTCTATAAGCCTGTATTGCTTCTTCGCCTCTTGCATGACTGATGATACCTTTTTCATCGTCTGTTATTACAGCAAAGGGCTTACTTACAGCAGTCATATAATCCGGTCTATACTCATCGGGCATAGCGAGAGCAAAGTGTGTACGATTGCCTTCGGGAATTAGTTTTACCATAGAACTAAGGTGTCGAATACCTGCCTCGCAAAAATGTATTTTGTTATACTTGTTAGTGTATTCTTTACATATCTCTAAAGCATGGCGTACAGTCCAAACGTAATTATCGCTACTGTCGCCTACCCATCGAGTACACGGATGATTATGATAGCCACCCTTGAGAGGTGTACCTTTCTTAGTAAGAGGCATCATGTCGGGCGTAGCACCATGTCTGATGACACTACTGCCTAGCATTTGAAGCATCTCTACGCACATTTTAGGCAGGTGTTTATTGCAGTAATCTCTCGCTGCTAATTCGGGGTTTTCATTTAGTACAAATATATTCATTCTTCTTCTCTCCTTCCCGTTCCGTAATTTCTACCACATACTCTACATTTTTGTTCGCCCATAACTCTAGGGCAACCGCTTTTACATCTCATAATGTCTCGTCTCCGACTTTACTTTTAAGAGTATAGTAGTATGCTTCTCAAGCGTTTGGTTGGCTTATCCGACGGCTCTCGTAAACATACCCATCAAACGGCTTTCGCCTACGGGTAATACGATTGGATAACGGTTTGGACTACCCCAAATGTGTAGCCTCGCCAACCTCACTTGAGTTTTATGCTTATAGATAATCTCCTACTAGAGACTCCCATGCCTTAGCCTTCATTCTTGAGCCTGTACCCATGATTGCCGACTCGACTCTCTTGTCGTTAGACTTCTCACCTTTACGGTCGAATGTCCATTCGTGGTCTATGTAGTACGTTGCTGTATTGAAGGCAGCGAAGGCACTAGAACCGTTGCCGTTGTGGTTGTTGGTAGGATGTGCTTCAACCTCTAGTAATCTCTCTAGTGTGTTGTTGCCTCTTGTAGTCAATCCTAGAGGATTAGCCGCATCCACTAACTCTTCATTTTGTTTTATCCCAAAAGTATCTAGGTAAAAAGATACTCTATCTTCTTGAGTCATCTCAATGTTAACTAATTCTTGAGCGTCTAAGACGAATTGTTGGTTGAGCATATCCACTACTTTTAATGCCTCGACTAATTCCGCTACTCTCTCTTCTTGCTTTGCTGAATGGCGTATTACTAATTTCTTAGGGTCAATGCCTGCTCTCTTGATACCTGCCATTAGATGACTGAATTGGTTAGAGCATCCGATAATTACGTTGCTAGGAATTACTCTAATTCCACCGCTACCGTCATGCGTATTTGTAAGGTAAATGTATTGGTCTACATCATCCCAACCGCTAATTGTAAATCCTTCCGGCAGTTTGAAAGAAGCGAATAATTTCTCTCCTTCGCCAATCATACCTATCTTATCCCAATCAATTTCACCGCGTTGTACTAATTCATTAGCAATACCTAATAATCTATCATTTTGCATTGGTACATATGTACGGCCTACTACGCCTAGAGTCATGTCGTTATCTTGTCTAAAGATACGATTAAACTTAGACCTAATCGGTTTACCTTTCGAGGTATATAGTGGCTCAATAGCCACATCGAAGTTAAGTCCGGCATTAGCCAAGACCTCTTCGGCAGTCGTTCCTTGTGCGTCATTTCCAAAGCGGCCAATTGCCGCCATCATGTTTCTCATTGTCATGTTATTGTTCCTCCCTGTTTGTTGGGTGAATTGTCCTAGAGGCTTCCACTCTTAAAGGTGTCGCCTCCTGCTTCTCAAGCGTCGTATATTTCGCTTTTGAATAGTTAGTTTTAGCCCTAATTAAAGGTGTGTGCTGGCTCATTTAGAAATCCCTCACTAATATTGAATCATCACCTAAAACGATGTGATAGGTGTTATCTTCTAGGTACTCAAAAACATCGTCAGAATCGTATGTCTCTTGCTTTGTATTTAGGTACGTCTCTTTAACTTCGTCTATGTCATCATATTGAGTCCACTCGCAGCAAATACCTATAACGTCTAATTCATAAGCCTGCGATATTTCATAATGCTCTCCAACCATCTCATCATAATAATCGAATAAAACCTCAATTGCTTCTTCGGTAAAATTACCATGCGTCTCACTAGTTTTCAATCGCCCGTATCTTCTAAATGCGTCTATCATTCCGTATTTTCCTATTCTTGTGTATATCATTTTTCTCTCTCCTTGTATTTGTCTCTAAACATACTTTGCTCTTAAACCTATCTTATTCCGCCTCACAAGCGTCAACAGCAAATTGAGGCCAAATCCTGTGTACTAGGCTCAATAATACTAGATGATGAGGTTCATTTCTATCAAATCCTTCATGTGTGTCGCTACTTTGATGATACATTTCTAAAAAATAACCATCACTAACTAATTCTAATGCGTGTTTTTGTGTCAATTTTTGTTCGTCATTTTCATATGCCCAAATCATTTTTATTGCTTGCTCTTCGTTCATCTCATTAGTGCGATAATAGTCATGTTGAATATCTAAACGATAACCTAAAAGCATAGCCAAATCTGTATCAGTTAATACTGATGGTTCGGGTCGTATTGTCATTCTTACTTTATTGTCTGACCACATTAGTGGTTTTCCGTGTGCGCCTAATCTTCTTCTTGTCATATATCTCTCTCCTTATCCTTTACTCTTAAATCTATTTATTGTGTATCGCAAGCGTCGCATATTACCCGCATCTTAGCCTCTCTAATATCGTTCTTGTGAACCTTTGCCGCCTTGATAGCAGGCATCTCAATCTTACATCCCGAACATACTCCCGTAATTCCTTTTAGCATAAAACTAACTGCTTCGGTAGTGATACAATCGGCTGAATGCCTCCATGTAATCGGGTTGATATTTATTATTTTCTTAATACTAACAGCCTCATTGATGAGGGCAATTTTAGCGGCTGATAATCCCGCTTTCGGGCAGGTTGGAAGATGTTGCCTTTGAGGGCAACCACATTCACGGAATCCTGTAAATCGGCCATTCAATGAACCGACTCTTGCCTTGACTTCACCTTGACCGTTTTGGCCGCCTGTTTTGCCTCTACTAGATGCAATCGGACACTTTTCACCGTGTGCCTTGTGGTTGCGACCTTTACAGGCTTTGTAACGGCATGGTTTACCGATTTGAGGGGTTACTTTTGGCGTAGAAATAACTACGATTTCAAGACCTGCTTCTCTCATTAATTTGCGGTATTGAGTAGTATGGCCTCCTAGCGACCTAGATGAATATTTGATGCCTAGAGCCATGTTATTTCGAGCCGTTTCCATATCGGCCTTCTTAGCCTCGATACGTGCTAGAATATCGCTCATTCTAGTGCCTCCGTTATATCATCAACATAGTCATAACTAGCCGTATATTTGCCGTATTTATGTGCTAATTCCGGTATCTCAACCGCGTCTCCTGTTACATTTGTTATATGATTACTAAGCAATTGAATTACGCCTAGTAAATTGCCTGCTTTGTGTATATATCCACCATCTTCGCCTTCTATTGTTATCGCCACTGTGTACGTCATTAATCTATGGTAGACGGGTTCGGTACTTATAGTTATGGGAAAAGTAACCTCGATTGATGGGGTTATTATTCCGGTTGAAATAAGTCGCCTATGATATTGACCCTCTAACATACCTATCAAGGCGTGTGAGAGCATCCACACGTAAAAAGGTTGCTATGTACGCATCACAAGCGTCAAAGTAGAAATTGGCTCATTGACTTGCCTGTATAATAGAGATAGAATCGCATTTACTTTAACCCTAATACAAACCTCCCTTTACGATTATTCAATACCCGCCATGACCTAGCCTAATCTGAGATGAGATGGAGGCTTATAATCATTATGAATCGTGAATCACAAGCGTCGAGAGATGACCACCTCGCAAAGACTATAAACCCGCAGCCCGTCGTAGAAACGAATAATAATAACGTGGTTGGTAGGTGATTGCAGTCCACCCCGTGCCTGAGATGAGATGGCGGTATATATACTTTGTTATATTACATTCACAAATCAAGTGAGAATGCCACACCCATAAGTATATAAGCATATTTGGATTTGGATTTGACACACGTTTTTTGTTTTTGTTAACACACACATATGTGTGTGATTCGGATTTTAGAAGTCCAACCCGTTTTTAAGATGAGATGGGGGCTTATAATCTTTTGGATTTTGCATTCTCGTATTTTTTTTGGATTTTCTTTTTTTCTTTATTTTTCCTTTTTTTCGTTGATTTTCCGGCTGATTTCAAAGTATTATATAAAACCAAAACCTTCTTAAGCAAATGCTTCTTAGAAGGGTCATGGAGTTAGACGGTACTTACTTAATGCACAACAATGAACGCCTCTCGTTTAGATGGGGTTATCAAGTGGGGGTTTATGTTAAACGCCCTACATTCTTTCTATTCGATAAGATACAAACTTATGTATTAAAAACGATGGGTGAAGATGAAATAATGAATGTAGTCGGCAACATATTTTCAGTAGCCTCGCATGAAATAGAGAACGCAATACAGAACCCTAATGAATACCCAAGAATTGGACTATTAGAAAATTGGAATAATAAAGACAACCTTTTGAACGATTTATACTTGAGTCTTGACGGCGCGCATGAAATGTTTAGTGCTTCTAACTTCAATGATTACCGAGGCTCTCAAGGGAAGCGCGATTTAGTGTATAACTTACCCGATGGCGGCGGCGGCGCTTTGAACGTATTCGGTGGTATATGGGAAGATGAAAAAGAGCAAGTCCATGTTGACGTCTCAACATGGGTTAAAGATTTAGATGCGGCCTTAGCACTAGCGAAGAAATACAATCAACTATCAGTCTATGATTGGGCAAAGGGGGTATGCATAGAAGTTAATTAAAGGTAAAAATAAACGGGGGGGTTTCGACCCCCCCCCCAAAATTAATTTTGGATTTGGATTTAGAGCGCAGGCTTTGTCTTTTGTATATATACACAAGTGTGTGCATTTGGATTTTGGGATTTGCATCTTTTTTGGATTTTTGGATTTTGAACTTTTTTCTTTTTTTGCCTGCCTGCATAAGAAATAAGTCCGAGATTACTAAAACAATAAGTATATATACCGGCATACAGTCCGAGATATATGAGCCTAACAAGAAGCGATTACGAAATGATAGTAGAATGCCTAACATCAGTACCTAAAGATAGTATAATAGATAAAAATACTCAAGACTTTTACTATCAAATTGTTAGTAATTTTATACAACATTTATCAGCCGATAATAATAGATTTGATAGAAATAAGTTTTTAGATGCTTTAGATGATAATGGTTGGAATAGAATAGATAGATGGAACTTACCAATTTTCCAACGAGAGAGGTTAAACAGAACTGTTGATTCTTGTTTTAGAGCATTACAGCGTAGAGAAGAAGAGGAATAAGTATATATACCAACCCCGACTACGATAGAGCATGGACAGAAGCGACCTACAAGAGAAGATTAAAAATACCGAAAAAGAAATAAGAGAATTGAACGAGTTATTAAATGCTCATCATAGCGAGGTACTAAAAATATTTAAAGAATATTTACAAAAACTATAAATTGCCACCATATTATGTTGAGGTGGGGTTGCTGCAACAGCCCCCCTCTTCATATTTGGATTTTTCTTTTCTATGTTTTTCTTTTCAATATACTACAAATCGTGGCTCTCTTCGGCCTATCCTAATCATACTCAACGTACCACAGTAAGCCTATAAAGGTTGCGCCCTACGGGTTTCCTATTCATATTCAAGATTGCTTGACCGAAGGGTATATATACTGACCCCTGCTAGCATGGTCATGGGAGGCAAACAAACCATGAAAGAATATATTGAAGAACGAATGCGAGCATTGTATGTAAGTGGGGCTAGTGAAAAACAACTAGACTCATTTATGACAGGTGTCTTAGAGACACTATACAGCCTAGGTGAAGAAGCACCGACCCTTTGGGTCATCAACTATATGGGAGGTCGTGTAGACCGTCTATATATGACCGATGAAGAATGGGATGCTATTAACGTAGAAGAATAAGCCCTTAGAAAAAGGAGACGTAAAAACTAGGGGGGTATATACCCCCTAGTATAAAAAATTGGATTTGGATTTTGGATTCTTTTTTCTTTTTTGTTTTTTCACACAAGAGTGTATAACTTATCGCATAAAGGAGGTTATCGGGGGGTTATGACATGGGATGGGGGTATATAATCTTTCGGTACTACTATTCTCACTATGTGCCACGAAAAAGTGTATGTGGGGGTTATGATATGAGATGTAGGCTTATAGTCTTTCCGCCCTACGGGTCTGTTATATTGTCAAGAATGGGTTTCCGATAACTATAAGTACCGAGGCTACGTCTCACAAATTGTAGAACCGTAGAGATACCGAAGATGCAGGAGGAAAAAAGTATGGATTATGATATAAGTAATTATGATTATGTTAGTGATATAAATATATATTGGGCTTTGAAAATAAGAAATTATTGGCAATCAAGAATAGAAATAGATGGCGTAGAATACGTTCCATTGAATAATGTAAGAGCAATAACTGCTATGTCTGAAGAAGCATTAGAAGCACAAGGACAAGTATATGACAAACAAGCAAAGTTATCCAATGAAAATTATTGTCGCATTCAAGATATAATAGATTTCGATAATGAATGTCTTTCAGAAATATTGTATAATAGAGCGTTGTCTAAATATGAGAA